ACCCAGCCCCATATGCCCCGTGACTTCAATGTCGCGCGGTACAGGTGGGTAAACATCAATTTCGTCGCCTTCAGAGACCGAAGCGGCGAGGTAGAAACGGCCGGTCGTTTCAAGACTGATGGCCAGTTCCAGCATGTGACGGCTGACAGGCTTGGCGTCATCGATCAGGGCCGTCAGTTCCTGATACATCTCCTCGGTGATGCCGGTGTCCAGCACACCCACCTTGAGGGCAAAAGTACCGGGGATTCCCTCAGGTACGGTCTGCCACCACTCCAGGACATCAATGAGATAGCCAAGCGGTTCAACCACTCGGCGTATTGCACCAATGGTCCCCTTGCGTTCATGGATGAAGAACGACGCGGCAATGGCTGCACGCTTTACCGGCTCAGACCATCCTTCATCCCAACGGTCAACCGACCAGGCCCACGCAAGGTGGTAGAGCAAATGCGCGGGACAGGTCTGTGGGTTGTACAGCGTGCGCAGGGGAATCGTGGTGACTTCATCCGTGGCAACCTCAATGGCGCGCTCAAGCGGGGAACTGTTGAGGGGGAGCAAGCTGGTCATCTCAACTACCCCGCGTCACGGTGAATGCTTCACACCAGGCTGCCTGCGCCTTGGTCGGGCGGATGTCCTTCCAGTCCTGAAGATCAACCCGACTGACGCCGCTGATGTGCAGCTGCGCGTCAATGCCGGATCGAGCCACCTCAAGGCCCAAGCGTCTCCTGGGATTGACCCAGGCCCCCAGCCGGTTCTTGCATTCAGCCAGAGTTGCCTCAGTTTCAGGTCCGCTCCCGACCATGTGGACGACAGCATTGATGCGGTAAGGCAGAATCTCAGCGCTCTGAACCGTCAGGCGATCCCCTAAGGGACGCACATCCTCGTCACTGAGGTTGAGCCGAACCGTCTCCAGCAGATCCGCACCGGCCGCACCGCTGCCTTCCAGCGCAAGCACTGTGACCTTGACTACTGCCGGTGATGGGCTTTCCGCAGTGGCGTCGGCCACCAAACCTGAGGCGTTGCGCGCGTGAAGGATGTAGCTGTTTCGTGGCCCCGCGGTGGTCAGTCCCTCGTAGGCAAGCTGGACACGTTCCCGAAGCGCATCGTCTTCTTCCATGACAGCTGAAGTGGGAGGCACTGCAACAGGGTCTGCGGCCTGGATCTGCAGACGTTTGAGGTTGACGTTAGCTGCCAACTGATCGAGATCGGCTTTCTGGGCATAGGCCAGCATCAATGACTTCGCCGCATCGTTGACACGTGCCCTGTTCTGGAGCCGCCTGTAAGCCCCCAATTCGAGCAATTTGGTGACCGGGTCGCTTTCCAGCAAAGCGCTCCAGCTGTCGCCCATGTATTCACGAAAGGCGGCTAGCTCCCCCTGATACTCTTCTTCAAAGTCCAGGTCCTCAAGGACTTGCGGCGCGGGCAGCGCCGACAGTTCAATCAAGCTCATGCCGTCACCTCCAACACCGCATTGTCACCCAGATACGTCCCCTGCACTTCCAAGGTAACCTGGCCGTTCAGGACCGCAATCACCCTGACACGCTCAAGTCTTAGGCGAGGCTCCCAACGTCCGAGCGATCTGGCCACCTCGGCCTGCACCGCGCTTTTCCAGCCCTCGTTCACAGGCAGATCGACAAAGCGCCGGATCTTGCTGCCGTACTCCGGGCGCATTCGGCGGCTGCCCACGGGAGTGCCCAGAATGTCCTCGATGGACTGCCGCAGGTGCGCCAGGCCGGAGACGGGCTGACCGGTACGGCGATCCATTCCGATCATGAATTACTCCAGCGGCTCAAGGTCCGGATGCGCACGCAAATACTCCAGCGCGACGGTGTCATCGGCCTGCGCCGTGGCAATGCCCTTGGCGACAGCCAGGGTGCGGTCATCCGGCAGAATCGGCGGGCGCGAGGTGAACAGCGTGTCTCGATACATCCGCACCGCTACAGCGGGCGCGGGATGAGGCAAGGCGTCAGTAGCTGATATCGCCGTGGGGGTGACCTGGCCTGTTGGGGCTGCCGGTTGGTCACCAGAAGTCTTATCGATTTTTACGGTCGCCATGGGTTATCTCCAGACATTAAAAAGCCCGCAGTGCGGGCCGGGTCAGTGCTTGTGGTTCGGGGTGTTGCCACCGGTGTCGATGATCTGGCCACCGCCGCGAATATCACCGGCGACGGCGAGCGTTCCGCTGATCGTGACGTTTCCGTCCAGCGTGATCGTGCTAGCCTTGGCGGTGATCGTTCCGGAGGTCGCACTGATGGAGTCGTCGGTCACAACGGCCGAGCTGGCTCCGACGGTGACAGCCACCGTCCCGGTAGGCAGATCAATCGTGTAAGTGTTGGTCTGCCAGTCGTAGATCAGGGAACCGCCGTCGTCGAAGCGACAGACTTCCACATGATCGCGGTTATCAGGCTGGGCACCTGCATTGCCATACAGCCCAGGAATGAACGTGCCTTGCGACACGTCACCGCTGGCACTGAGCAACGTGCCCTGTTCACCAAGGGTCGGTGCCCGCCAGTGTCTTGCCTTGCCTGCCGCCATGCTGTGCCAGCGCACCCAGGCGCTAACCCAGTCACCATCCGAAACACGGCATACCGGAGGTGACGCCGTCAGGTCCAGCGCAACGACATAGCAGTCCTTCACCACACCGGCCAGCATGCGGTCATGTTCAGCCAACGCGAAACTCATCACATGTCCTCAGGCGACTGGTACTGATCTTCGTTACCACGTCCGGTGTCCGGACTGAAGGCAAACACCAGAGTGCCAGGCGGCTCATTAGGCCAAGGCCATTCCTCCTCGCCGAGGTAAATGCCTTGGGTCCACTCGACCACCCAAACCGCATAACCATCCAGTTCCGGACGCGACCAGTCTTGTGCGGCTCTCACGAACTCGGCGGGCTCGACCTCAAGCCCCCAGGTTTGCAACCTCAACAGCACCACCAGTTGCGTGGCCGCGAACGCGGCCTGTTGCTGACATTGCTCGCGCTCCGAGCCCACGATCACCCGTGCTTCGAACCGGGCAATCAAGGCCGTTTCTCCGGTGCCCTGATCAATGCCTGGCTCAAACTCCACCAGTTCGATCAGCACGGCCGGGACAGCGACCTGCTGAAGCATGTCCGGCATGGTGCCGACGTACTCAAGCCCGGCAATCGAGGCCCTGATGTGTTGTTCAATGGCTTCGTACATTGAATCAAGATTAAACGCTTGGTCAGGCACGGGCACTTCCTTTCAGGTACTTCTGCAGCTCGTAATTGAATTCCTGCTTGAGGATTTCCAGCAGGCGCTCATCAGCACGTTTCACCCAGTTATCGAAATGCGGCCTCGCCTCTTCAAGCGATACCTTGGCTTTAGCCAGCGGGAAGCGGCTGCCGTTCTCTTCAATGAAGCCGGAGCGCCGCTTGCCCTCTCGGGTCTCAGCGTATTGGCCCGAGTCAAAGTGTTTGCTCGCGGTACGGATCCAGATGTCAGGGCTTCCGCCGTAGACCGTTTTGAAGAAAGCACCCTGATAACGGCGGCCTGCCACTGATACACCGGTACGGCTTTGCCGGGCACGGCCGATACGACTGGCGGAAATAGCATCCAGACCAAACCAGAGCTTGCCGCGCATCGTGCCACCAGTAACTGGATAGGCCCGAAGGCGTTGCCGAACGGCTGCGACCGCGATGCGCTCTTGCCGCCCGACAGTCCTGGCAATGTGCGTGCGCAACCAACGGAGCGTCTTGTTGATGGCGCGCCGCTGGGCCGCTGCTGCTGCTTTGGGAACCGCCGCTGCAAAGTCCTTGAACGCGTCGAGATCAGCCGCAGAAGGCTGCAGGGTAATCATGCCGTCCTTGGCCGATTGCTTGTAGAAGCTGCCTACGCTCATGGGTTAATCCTCAAAATCAACGTCACCAGCGCATCCCCACCGGGCTCCTGGCGGATTAGCGTGTACGTGCCGCCACCGTCCTGCACAGGCAGATCGATGCGTACCTGCTGCCGCTCGACAACGCCCTGCGCGTCGGCCACCCGAATGACCAGGTGCGGCTCACGCAACCCGGTATTGATGCGGCCCAGCTTGGGTTGCAGCCACGGTGCCGAGAACATGCCCGCCACCTCGCGCCCCTCAATGAACGCCGTGTCGCTCAGTACATCGAACACGGCGTCATCGAGAGTCCCGATCAAGTCACGGAATCCCATGACTACAGCGTCAGGCGGATCTGCGCCCGAGGTCGGGTGCAAAGGTGCAGCGGGTTGGACTGGGCCTCACCAGCAACACCCTTTCCAAAGGGCAGCGTTTCCAGCTTGCTGTAATACGGGATGCCCTGCGTGTTGACCGTTTCCATGTAGTCCGCTGGAGCGAAGGCCGAGATGTACAGGTCCGGCACACCTTCGGGCACCAGCAGTGCTTCGTCGTCATGCACGAACGCGATACCGGCGACCTTGCCACGGTAGCGTTCCCAAACGATCCCACCGAACTCGAAACTTTCGCGGGCATCACCGCGCAGCTCCGAAGCCTGAGCAGAGTTGAGGTAAGTCTTTTCGACCGAATCATGAACGATCAGCTTGTTCCAGAAGTTTTTCCCGCAGAACGCCCGCGAGCCGCTGGTGGTTACGCTGCCCAGCGCATCCTCCTGCATGTCCAACGCCTCGCCTGCCATCACGCGTAGTGCAGTTTTCGCGTCGTTCAGGCCCATGGACAGGCTCTGACGCTGGACACCAAAGGCCGCGTAGATGTCCAGCAGCACGGTTTTGCCGTCAGCATCCAGCACTTGGCCATTGAGCGCGCCCATGCGCTGGAACTCGTGAGTGGCGTCGAGTTGACGACGAGCTTTGGCCAAACGAGTGTTGATCACATCCTGCACGGCCTGCAGTTCAGTGCGGGAACCGAATGCGCGAATGCCTTGAATCTCATCCGCCCGGATCGTGAAGCGCTCCGGCAGGTGGACGGTGTTGAACGGAATCATGCGACGCTTGGTGCCGGTGACCACAAGACCAGAGCTGCCACGCTCACCGGCCGGGACCAGCGCCAGGGTGTCGCCGTCTTTTTCGATCTGCACGGTCAGGGTCGCAATGCCCTCTTCCTGAAACAGGCCAAGGCTGCTGATGCGACCGGGCAAGTACGGTTGTTCGTTGATGGCAGCGGTGAGCGTGGCGACGCTGAATGCTTCGTCGTCGAAAATGGCGATATCGGCCATGGGGGTATTCTCCAGAAAAACGAAACCCCGCAAATGGCGGGGTCGGATAAGCGAAAATGAATCAGGGTTTTGTGGCCGATAAATCGATCAGCGAAGGAAGATGAACTGCTTGGCCAGCGCCTTTTCAGCGTCCAGATCCAGACCGGTCAGCAGCTTCTCCGCGACCTCGGCCAGTCGCACCACGGCGCGACCACGACGAACGATGTCCGACTCAGGAAGCGGTGCAAAAAGAATCGCTGTGGCGATCTCGCTGCCGTCTTCGGCGGCCGGGTCGTAAGGGGCGAACTCACCTGACGCTGTCACCAAGCCAAGCAACTGGCCCGCATTCAGGGCCTCACTGGCTGCCACGTTGATCGACTCTCGCG